TCACAAAAAAATGATGCGAATTGTCTCTCACACTGGAATTGTCGATGTCACTGACGACCATTCTTTGATTCTCTCAAATGGAGAAGAGATTTCACCGAAAAATGTGGAGATTGGAACAAAATTATTGCATTGTGCGTTGCCACAGCCAACCTCCGATGAAGTACCAGCCATCACCATTGAACAAGCCAGAGTCATGGGGTTCTTCTTTGGAGATGGCAGTTGTGGAGAGTATGATTGTGTCTCTGGCAAGAAATGCACATGGGCATTGAACAATGCATCAATGGAACTCATCGAAAAATATCTTGAACAATGCAAAATCGCTTATCCAGATTTGGACTGGACCTACAACGACACTCTGGAAAGTTCAGGTGTTTACAAAATTGTTCCGAAATCAAAAAAATATGGAAGCATTGTGCAATTCGTGAACTCTTACCGAAACATGATGTATTACAAAAAATGCAAAATCATCCCAACTAGCATACTCAACAACACAAGAGAAGTTCGAGAAAGCTTTTGGAACGGCATGTATGATGCTGACGGCGACAAAGACAAAAATGGTTACATTCGCATTGACCAAAAAAATCAAATCAGTGCTGCATGCATATGTTTGTTGGCCCAAAGCCTTGGTTGGAAAACATCACTGAATACGCGTTCGGATAAGATGGACATTTATAGAGCGACCATGACAACCGGCATTCAAAGAAAATGTCCCGACTCCATCAAGAAAATTATACCATTGCCAGTTGAGGAGAATCAATGCGTGTATGATTTGACAACAGACAACCATCACTTTGCGGCTGGCATTGGAAACATGATTGTGCATAACACTGATTCTGTATTCTACACGTTCAACTTGGCTGACAAAGACGGAAACCCAATTCGAGGAAAGCAGGCGTTGGAAATCACGATTGAACTCGCGCGCCAGGTGGGCGAGATGGCGTCGGCATTCCTGAAAGCACCGCATGGTTGGGTGTATGAAAAGACACTCATGCCGTTTGGACTGCTCCAGAAAAAGCGCTACTTCGGCATCCTGTATGAGACGGATCCCAACAAGGGCAAGCCAAAAAGCATGGGAATCGTGCTGCGTCGGCGCGACAATGCCCCGATTGTCAAGGACGTGTATGGTGGATTAATAGATATTCTTACGAAGAAGCAGGACCTGGAGGCGGCAGTGCACTTTGTGCGCGATTCATTGCAAACCCTGGTGGATGAACGCGTCCCCATGGACAAGTTGATTATTACAAAATCGTTGCGTTCCAATTACAAGAATCCGCAGCAAATTGCGCACAAGGTCCTGGCCGACCGCATGGGTAAACGCGACCCTGGCAACAAGCCGAGTTCAGGAGACCGCATTCCGTTCGTCTACATTCACAATCCAGACAAGAAGGCGCTGCAAGGAGAACGCATCGAGACACCGGACTACATTCGGGCCAAGCGTTTGAAACCGAATTACTCGTTTTACATCACGAACCAAATCATGAAGCCGGTTGCACAGCTGTTCGGGCTCGTGTTGGAACAGATGGCGGCGTTTCGGCGGAAGAAGGCGCGCTTTTTGGAAGAGCTGGAGTCGGTGAGAAGCAACTGGACAGAGAGCGAGGACAAACTGCAGAAGAAATTGGACGACCTGCGATTTAAAGAAGTGAAAGAGCTCATATTTGATGACTACTTGCGCCAGGCGGACAACCTGGCGAAATCAAATAAGAGCATAACGGAGTTCTTCAAAACAAGCAAAGGCAAGTAATTAAACTGTCATACAATGCAAAAATCATATTTTTTCACATCAGTCAACATCATCGATGTTTCGCGGACCAGGGCCGGGTCCTGTTGCCCCAGATGAACCATTCCTTGATGGTCTGTTCAACAAATCAAATGAAAACACAATCGAATCATCATTCATTGAGTTTAACTCAAATCCTGGGATGTTTTGTCGGTTTTGCAACAATTCGTTGTAAAACTCATTGATGTTGATTTGCGATTCAAGTGGGATAGTGAAACCACGTCTCGATGTAGAAGCAGGCGCTGGTGCTGGTGCAGGCGCTGGTGCAGGCACTGGTGCAGTCGAAGATGCAGATGCAGGTGCTCTGCGTCGATTTCGCAAATTATGTCTACATGTAGGGCATGTGTTGTTTATGCGTAGCCAACTGCGCAAACTATCTGGAGTGAATATGTGTCCACAATCCCGAATGCGCAAAACACGTTGGGTGGGTTCAAACGTGTCTTGTGTGATTGAACACACGGTATTCAATGGATTATCAATATTTTGAAATTGTGCAAATTCTTCAATTCTCTCATCTAATTCCGCTTGTGTCAACCTTGGTTCTTCGGGTTGATGCATCATTCCCAGAAGTGCACTCATGATTTCATTTTCGAGAGTGGTTGTCCGCGTCGTTCTTAATGGAATGTTTCTCCATGTGTTTGTGTATTGCGTTGACTGTGGTTGAGGTTGAGGTTGAGGTTGAGATTGAGGTTGAGGTTGAGGTTGAGGCTGAGGTTGAGGCTGAGGTTGAGGCTGATTCCAATAATATGAATGTTGTGGTTGTGATTGTTGTGGTTGTGGTTGTGGTTGTTGTGGCGGATGAGGAATGAGAAGCCATGGATAAGGGTTTGAGTTGATTGAATTTTGAGTACCATGCAGCGCTCGTTCCAAAACATGATACATATGATTAGAGTGATATGTGAAATGTGTAAAACTTTGTATCAGGCTTTCATACATGGCAAACAGTCTGGCATTATAATATGGAATGCTGTTCGCGTCATCCTGTGTCGGAAGCGGTTGCCCTTGTTGAGATCTGTTTCCATTTCCATTTCCATTTCCATTTCTGTTTCTGTTTCGAAATCCAGGCATCAAAAAATGTTTATGCTTAAAATACATACATAATTGTTATTTTTTTAAGCATAAACATATGCATATATTCAATTGAACCTCATATTTCTTAATAAAATTATGGTCAAAAAAGTGGATACCTACAATGAGTTTCGATCTCATGACTTCCGAGTTGGATAACCATCCGTTCATTCGGACAATGTATGCAGTAAAGCACACATGGTCATTTGGTTGATTGGACGATGTTTGGGTCCCGGCGCTCTTCCGCTGAGCTATGTAGGTTTGTTATTACTCCACGTGCATACACACGCGAAGGCTCTAATGCACTGAATGCATCTGTGCGACATTGATGTTGTTTTACCACCTGCAGGTATCGATCCCGCACCGTTCTTTTAATGAGAAAGAGAGATAACCATCAGATATTCGGACCATGTGTAAAGCACAGTCAATTGGTGCACCCGACGATGTTTTACGTCCGCCATGGAGGTGGTTTACCAAAATTGCTCCGTTTAACGTCCAGCTTGACGACCAGTTTCTGCAAAGCTGGCAAATTGAAATGGATACCGGAGATACGTTTCGATCGTATGTCCTCGGAGTTATGAGCCCCGCGCGCTTCCTCTGCGCCACCCCGGTATTACATGCTCGTGTTTATTTTCATTGGTCCCTCGAGCTATGACCACCAGCTTCTTTAAAGTTGGCGAATTGGAATTTTACCGGTGACAGGTTTCGATCCTGTGACCTTCCGCTTATAAGGCGATAACCATCAGTCTTTCGGACGTTATGCACATCGAATTGGATGACCGACGATGTTTTAGACGCTCTGCCGCTGAGCTACACCGGTATTACTTGTCTTCTTGGTGTGAGAAATTTGTTGAACCCCTAAGAATTTCATGAAGCGGGGACTACTGTTTTTTCCCTTATGTTTCGCAGTGGCACTCATGGGATTCGAACCCGCGACATGGGAGTTGTTAGACACGTTGTCTGCCAACTGAGCCATGCGCACGTTCGTTGCGAACTGCTTGGAACATCATGCAGCGGAATGCATATAGTAAGATGTCGATTCCTGGATGACCCATCGCGTCATTCCTGGATGACCCCCCCATCCCCTAAAATCCAAATGCAAATATAAATATCAGAGTATAATATGAACAAATGAAAAAAACGGTTCGACGCAGTGTGCATGGTCGTGAAATTCTGGTGTTATACACTGGAGGAACCATTGGAATGGTTGAATCTCCGGATGGAAATAAACCCAAACCAGGTTATTTAGAATCGATTTTGAAACATGAATTGAAATTGAAACCCAATCATTTGATTGGACGTTTTCGGTTAATTGAATACCATCCATTAATTGATTCGTCGAACGTGTCGTGCAATGACTGGAATAAAATCACGCGCGACATCATTGCAAATGCACACCGATATAAAAGTTTCATCATCATTCACGGGACAGACACCATGGCATACACTGCATCCGCACTTTCATATTCACTTCAACATTTGAATAAATTGGTTGTCATGACTGGTTCTCAAATTCCATTGCAACAATTAAAAACTGACGGAGTTGACAATTTGCTAGCATCTCTCATATTTGCAACACACTTTTACAATAAACTTCACGAAGTGGTGGTCGTGTTTGCGGACCAAATCATGCGAGGAAACCGATGCAAGAAAATCAGTTCCAATAAGTTGAATGCATTCGCGTGTCCGAACTTTCCAAACTTGGGTGCATTCGGATATGCACGACTGCCAGTTTTAAATGCATCTGCATCCACCTTTGCGCATTCACACATTGGCATCAAACCTCATTTCTATGACCCGTCCGTTGAAGTGTTGGTGACAACTATAACACCCGGCTGCAACTTCAAAACCATGGAACAAATGGCTGCCAACCCAAATGTCCGCGGAATCATACTGCAAACATACGGAATTGGCGACGGTCCAATTCTCAATCCTTCATTCATACAGTTTTTAACTGCATTGAATGAACACAACATAGTCATTGTAAACATCAGCCAATGCATTGAAGGTTTCATTGATATGAATGACTACGAAACAGGAAAACTTATGCAAAAATACAATGTCATAAGCGGTCATGACATGACAATGGAAGCAGCTTATTGCAAATTGTGGTATTTGGCATCAGACAAAGAAATGACAAGTGCTCAAATTCGAACAACATTCACGCAGTCATTGTGTGGAGAGATTTCAAATGTGCCCACCATCGTTGATGTAAATCCAGCATGACCCATCACATCGGTCTCACCAGACCAGTGGTTGGTTTCATAGGCGTCCATGAAACTGGAACTTCCTGACGTGGTTGAACCGGCATGGGAAGTGTTTTCGGGCTCGGGCAAGCACGGTTGAAGTTGGTCGTGTTTCCATTGAATGCATTGATGTTGAAAGACAACTTTGCACAAGGCGCCGAAGCGTCAGCAGCAGAAAAATCGGGGTTCAAAGACATTTTATAATACAATGCAACATTTTATTTATATCATTGTGCAATTAGTAATTAAATTCCACTAATTTCATTGAAAAATCAATCAAATTATTGCATTTTTATTTTATTTGTGTTTATCGATTTGGATGTTTTTGATGAACCCTTTTATGATTTTTTTGTGTGCATGGTCATCATTTTCAATGTTTTTGTAGAGCTCTTTGCACAGGGCTAAATACTCGGTTTGCAGCTTTTCCTTCGTTTCCCATCCAGGATGCGCGTCAATCCAGTCCTGAATGCGCTTGATTTGATAGCACGATGTAAGGTAAATGAACTTTTTGATGTTTGCAAAGTCCTCATCTTTTTCCCATTCATCATTTTTGACATACATGACTTCGCGTTTTACATCGGTGCAGTGAATTGGGCGCTTGTGCACATCCATGCCTTTCAAATTATTGACGATGATAGAGCTCACACCTTCAATCAGGCCATTGTTCTTTGTAAATTCCAAATCTTCCACCGTGATGTTGAGAGATTTTACAAAATCACTCAGTTTAATTGCATCCTTGCATTCCGTGTTCAAAAACACCTGCAAATTAAACTGTTGATTTGTGTTGTTCGTCGTGTTATTTATCACTGTATTTCTCTCTTTGCTCAACTCGATGAGTTGGGTTTGCAGCGTTTTATTCTGCTCCATCAGCTGTTCCACTATCTTCATCATGTTGAATTCATTTGGTGCAACATCAGTAGATGCAGCGGATGCAGCAGATGCCGTGGATGCACTGGATACAGCAATAGATTCAGTGGTTGGTGGTTTATTTAATTTTTTAATGCTTTTGATGGATGCAGATTCCATGTCAATGTGCATTTCGGGAATAACTGCAATGCTAGTTGCATTTGTTTTTTTCGTCTTGTCTGCACACTTCTGTTCATGATACCATAAACTGTTTCGAGCGTCATATCCTTTTCCACAATGTGCACATGCAAACGTTTTTTTTGACCATTCAATTATTGATGGTTTGTGTGTGCATTTTTTTTCATGATACCACTTGCCATTGCGTGTGCCATAATTTTTATGACAATAATCACATTCATATTTTCCATTTTTTTCTGATTCATCATGTTCAGGTGTGCATGTTATCTCAAGATGTAATTCATTTGTAAGAATTTCTCTCAACATCTCTTTTGAAATCTTGAAAAATTTTCGGTTAGTTTCTATGCGATATTCTTTCAAATGATTGTGTATTTGGGTTTCAAGTTCGAGTCCTTCGTGCGTGCCAATCATGAACTCTACAACAAACGATGTTGGAACGCCGGTTGCTTGCATTGCCCTTTTTATTTGGTGTTTCCTTGTCCAACCAATTTTCAACATATCATCATCATACGATGGATTTGACATGACATAAACACATTGTTCTTTCGTTTCGTTCATTGCATGTATTATTAATTAATGATATTATTTATATTAGTTTCGGCATTCTAAATATTCACAAAATACATTTCAAAATGCCAAAAAAATGTTCAAAAAACAAAGAAATACAATTCTGAATGCCAAAAAGTTGTTCAAAAAACTAAAAAATACATAGAACATTTTCTTGAACGCTTGGTGCCTTTTTTTAAGTTTTTTTTGGGCCAAAAAAATCGCATTTTTGGTGCCTTTTTTTCAGCACTGCATAATGCTCTCATTTTTCTATTACAAATCTTAAAAATATTTTTGTTATTTTTTTGAAAAACTTTGCACAAGAGTCAAAAAATTTTCAGGAATTGGACAAAAAAAATGTCCGAAAATCGTTACGCCGTTACCTTTTTGCGCAAAAACGCGCGTTACTAGGTAAATTGCGGAACTTTTTTAGAACGAAAATCCCCAAACCATTATGGTGTGAAAAAATGTGAAAAAGCTACTTTTGCCAAAAACACCTAGAGAGAAATTATCAAAAATCCATCAATATGTGGAATAATGGCGAATATCTCTCGTCCATGGCTTGCCAACACCGCAAAAATGTCAGCAAGTGTTGGGAACTTGTCAAAACACGTTCATGTGTTGTCCCGTTTTTTGCAAGATTGGATGAAGCCACAGAGAGATATTAGATAAATTGCATGAAAATAAATATAATAATTTGCAAATGTGCATAAATACATGGCAACATGTTAAAGTATTGCACATGAGATGACGGTTTCAAGCCATGAAGCTTATAAAGACAAAGGTCTAAGTGGTCTCGCCAATTTGGGAAACACTTGCTACGTGAATTCGTGTCTGCAACTTCTTTCACACACCTATGAATTCAATGATTTTCTCTCGAAAAACAATGGGGAGTACAAGAATCGGCTGAACCACAAAGTGGATTCCGTGTTGTTGCATGAGTGGGACAAGCTGCGCACCATGATGTGGACCGAGAACTGCATTATTTCACCTGGCGGATTCGTGTCGGCGATGCAAAAGATTGCACGGATGAAAAACATGGACCTTTTTTCAGGGCATCAGCAAAATGACGTCGCCGAATTCCTGATGTTTTTGATGGATTGTTTTCATACTGCAATGTCTCGCGAAGTGGAAATGAAGGTGCGCGGGGTTGCACGCAATGCAACTGACCAGACAGCCAAGGAGTGTTATGAGATGATGACCACAATGTTTAAAAAACAATATTCAGAAGTGCTCAACATATTTTATGGTGTGCAAATATCTTTCATTGAACCGCTGGCATCATCTGAATCGAAACCCGGTGATGCGTTGAGCAGAAAATCCGAACCATTTTGCATTTTGAATCTCTCATTTCCAAACAATCCCAAAAATGGCATGAATGCATTTAGGGCAGTGTCCTTGTTTGATTGCATGGACCATCACTGCACGCCAGAAGTGTTGAGCGGAGAGAATGCGTGGTTTAATGAAACGACTGGGAAAAAACAAGATGTGCAAAAACGTCTTTCGTTCTGGAGCCTGCCAAATGTACTCATCGTCGTTTTGAAACGGTTTGAAATGACCGTGAGAGGATACACTCGTAAAATCCAAACTCCAATTGAAGTGCCATGTGTGCGGGCGGACTTTTCCAAGTATGTGGTTGGATACAATAAAGAAAGCTATGTGTATGAATTGTTCGGGGTGTGCAATCATCACGGTGGTTCACCGATGGGTGGGCATTACACTGCAACCATAAAGAACGCGAATGGCAAATGGTATGGATGCAACGACACAATCGTGAAAGAAGTGCCACTTACGGGAGACTCCATTGTGAGCAATCTACCATATTGTCTATTTTATCGCAAACTAAAATAACGCAAATAATAATATTTTATAATTTTATACATATAGGATACTTGCAACCAAAAAGGGATAAAGATGAATGTTTCATATGACTCAATAACTGGAATTGGACAAAACCCATTGGAGTACATCGATGTTGTCAACCGAACGAGCACTGATGGCAAATTGATCATGCTTGGTGTGTTGTCGTTGACAATATTTTTATATTACATCGTGTTTTCAACGATGCCTGGTGGAAACGGCACCAGTGGTCCCACACCTTCAACTGGAGGAGCTAAATTGTTGGAAGTCATCATGTGGGGAACATTCATTGTGTTGTTGATGATAAACGGTTATCAATACTTTTTCAATGTCAACATTGTTGCCAGTGTTCAGAACTTGTTCAGCGACAAGCCGGAAGTCGACATCACCGTGCAGAAACCGGAAAGCGAACCAGAAACCACAGTGCCAGAGCTGCGATATTTTAAGCAAGTGTTCCATGTTCCTGGAAATGAATATACATATGATGATGCCAAGGACGTGTGCAAAGCATTTGATGCCCGCTTGGCATCTTATGATGAAGTCGAAAAGGCATACAACAACGGCGCCGAATGGTGCAGCTACGGATGGTCTGACAATCAGATGGCGCTGTTTCCCACTCAGAAAAAGACGTGGGATCGGCTGCAAAATATTAAGGGACATGAAAATGATTGCGGACGTCCAGGCATCAATGGCGGGTTCATTGCAAACCCCGACGTGCGATTTGGCATCAACTGCTATGGATTCAAGCCGCAGATAACGGCCGCAGAAGCAGACGATATGAAGACTGCCAGCATTTTCCCCAAGACACTGAAGGACATCAAACGTCAAGAGCGCGTAGCATACTGGCAAACAAAGCTGAGCGACATTCTGGTTTCGCCATTCAATAATGACGTGTGGAGCGCTTAAAATGTAAAAGCACAATTCATGGAATTATATAATCCATGAATTATGTAAATAAGTTCATGATGAATTCGGTTCAAATCCCAGCATGGGCCAATATTGTTGGCTTTCGCACCATGACAGACGCAAAGATTTGGCACGAGTTGCACGATTAAAATGGTAGAAGTGATGCAATCACCTGTTTGCAAACGGGACACTCGCGCGGTTTAATCAACTTGGTATAACACTCGCTGCACATGACAACATGGCTGCATGGACCGAACTTGATGTTTTTCTTGTTTTCATAGCACATGATGCACTGGTCTTCCTCCACATTTGTTTTGACCACGTTGGTTCCAGGAGGCAATGCCAACGGAATCGCGGACGATGCAGTGTATGAAGGGACAGGAACAGCACTTGTTGGTGGCGAAATAATGATGCCCTGGTCCATTGTTATCCGCGCGTAAAACCCGCGAAATCCGGCGCGCGCACCTTCATGATCGCATATTCGAACACGCGTTGCATGCGCATCATTTCTCTCGTAATACACACTGCCATTGTCATTTCGAGAGATGGAAAAGATAATATTTGGCTGTAGTCCGTCAATGTCAATCTCAACCACCGTTTGCGTTGATGCCCCCCTCTGAAAAAAAAGATAAGATGAATACTTGGATGCATAATACTTGCGAACCGGGCGCGCAGGGTCATACATGAAGTCGCGAAACGCCCACATCTGATAGTTTCGAGCGGGGTGCCAGTTCACTGGTTCCATGTCTTGCAAAAAAACCTTGACGTCGGCACAGTCCATAATCGCATAAACGTCTCCCGTGTCCGAACGCTGAATGCACGTCGGCATGTAGCAGTTGTTTTCTTGCCTATACACAAGAAACTGGTTATTGTAATTAAACGGAGTTTCAGCCCCATAAATTGGACGCATTTTGTATTGTGTATATGCTTCGGCCCAATCTGGAGGCGCAGGAATCCATTGCATTGCCCCATTTATTTCGCGAAGCGTGCGAATGTCTGTGTGCACACGGGAAAAAGGCGGGCTCATAGTTTGCACGAATAACATTTATATTCATGCATTGTTTAAATCGGTTTTGATGCATTGACACAATAACAATGATTTGTGCAACAAAACATAAAAATTCCACACAATGTGTATTATAATGCATGTATTATATAATACACAATGCCCGACATTAAGGAACTGCTGATTTCGCCACTTTCATTGGTGTCTTCTTCGGCACATCGGCCCAAAAAAGAACACCGACCATACCATTTGTGCAAGTGTGATTCCGACGAAGAAAATGACTATGGAATGGCACCGGAATGTATGTTTTATTGCGCATCGATTGAATCCGATACGTCTGCATCACGAAAGAAGACGACTAAAAAACACAAACAAGGGAGGCACACCAAAAAAACCCGAAAACATACAACATCTCAATAAAATTTATGAAGCATGAATTTAATCAATGACATAAATCATTTAATGACAAATCACATGGATTATATAATATCAATAATTATATAATTGCATTCGTAGTAATAATTGCATTGTTTTGAAATGAGTTTGGATGATGTCAGTCCGGTTTACAGAGTCAATGTGATTGGAAAAAACCAGACCATTGTGTTTGGTCCTGGAGCATCTCCGAAAGAGAGAATAAAACACACGAACCAGCGCATACACCCAGATGATACAATAGAAGCCATTAAGCGCAAAATATTGATAGAGTTGCCATCGGTTTCATATGATGAGCTCTATCTATTCACCAGTGTGCAGCCATTTTTAACGATTGAACGCATAAAACAGTATCTGACGTGCGGGAACAAGCTCACCAGCATTTCGCACGGGCGACTCATGACGCTGTGTCAGAATTTGAAAAGTCCGGAACTGGCGGAAGAGCTGTGTGCAAACATGAGCGCCAGTCCAGACAAGTCGGATTACACGTTTGAAGAAATGTCGGAGTTTTTTCAAAAGGTGCAAAGCACCGACGGGTTAAGAATGGAGGTGCCGTTGGGGCAGACACTGCAGCACGATTATCCGATGCCGGCCGATCCAATCCATGAGCCGCTGATGGACCCGGAGTTGAAAAAACCGCACATGGTGAAAACGCGGAACGGGGATGTTTTGTTGGAATGCGGAATCATCTACGACAATCAAATCAACGTGTGCTGTGCAGAAGACGCATTGGCCGCAGATTCTGGTGCAAGTGATGCCGAGATAATAAAACTGTATTATCCTTACTTGCATGAAAAAGGGATTGTGTCGCGGGAGCAGCTGGCGGAACGCAAACAAGAGTTGCTGGACGAGACGAAGCAGTTGATTGACGCGGGATTTATTCAGCACAACGAGGCAGTGGATGTCATGTATGAAGTGTATGCTGAAAGACAAAACCCGGCGGAGCTGCGTTATATTGAACGCGGCATCAAGTCGGTGCATTTTGTAATGCGTCCGATTGCTCGATTTGCAATGCCGCTAGACAGTTTGTTCAAGGTGCTACACAGCACGCAGCAAACGCCGTTGATCAAATACAATCCACCTGGACAGAGAGAAAAGGTGTACCGAATGTATGCTCCTGATGCGACCAAAAAAGGCGACCTTGTTCCAGCATTGTCGAAATCCAAAATAATGCGACTGGATGGAGAAATTGGCAAACGGCGACGCGTTGCTGCGTTCATGGAGTGCGAACACGATGGGTTCATGTGTGAAATTGTCATGGAGTTTGATCAAGAAGCCAATGTGCATGTCAAAGCGAGTTTTCGCAAAGCAATTCCTTATGGAAATGCGAAAAATGATTATGACAATCCCATAAACCATGTTTTGCGAAAGTGTTTGAATCCGTTGCTGGATGAGGCGCGTCGGTTTGTGCAGAGCACGAGCGGGAACAACATTGAACGTTTTTGCAGCATTGCGGTTCCAACTGTGGAAATCGTGGACATTGTGTATGCGTCTTACTTGATGGATGTGCCGATGATAAGGACGCAAAACATCATTGGATGCATGTCGGCCATAATGACTGTGGTGGATGAAACCGAAGTGGAAATAAGCATGCGATACAAACGCGTTTCGAATTACGATGAGCAGATTGGAGCGGAAGCGTACATTGCAGACCGCATGCGCAAAGACGCCAGCATGGGTAGCATAGTGTCCGGACTTGTCAAAAACCGGTTGGTAAAAACCGAAGAAGCGGCAAGACAGCGGATTGCTGACTACAGAGCGGCGGAACAAGTTATGGAAGGTGCGCACCGTCGTGTTCGAACGCGGGTCAAACAGCCCGGATTTTCAACCATTGTGCGGCGTGAAAACCTGGAAGTGCACATTGAAGTGAGCGACATAAACAACGTGGGATACATTCGGCTGTTGGAAATGTACATGGATTCCATTTTGAGAATTGCAATGTATGGAAAACGAAAGGATGAAATGACAACGCGTGTGCCGATGTCCACGCTGGAAAGGCTGTGTTCTAAACAAGCACGACGCAAAGTTGCGGAAGTGAGAGAATTGAACGATGAACCGGAAAAGGAAGGGGAAATGCCGGCATTTGTAGCTGACCTCTCGTTTGAAGAACGTCTTGCATTTGAACGGGCGTTGGAACGCGAAGAAAACGAAGAAGAGGGCGTCGAAAACAGAGAAGCGGACGTGTACGACATGATGGACACGTTGATGCAAAGTGAAGGCAGTGATGATGAAGAAGAAGATGAAGAACTCATTGGTGGTGCGCCCAAAAAAGCAGCAGCAGCAGCAGCATCCGAGTCCGAGTCTGACGAGTCTGACGAGTCTGATTCTGATACGGGGCCAGGTGCTGCATACGCGCCGCAGTCATTAAAGAATCCGAACCCTTTTGAATACAAGCTGCAAAAGAGCGAGCCAATTTTGTTTTTGTCCAAAAAGTCGGGAGACTATGACACGTATTCAACGAATTGTCAATCAAACATAAAACGTCAACCGGTTGTTTTGTCAAAACAAGAATACGATGAACTGCATGCTGATCCGGAAATGCGGCCCATGTTGAAAGATGCACTGGAATACGGGTCAGATCCGGACAATAAATATTACTACATGTGCCCTCGATACTGGAGTTTCAAAGACCGACGGCCGATGACGGAGCAAGAAGTGAAAGACAAGAATTTGGAACGGCACATCATTGGCAAGAAAGAAAAAGAGGTGACGTTGGATAAATACATATTTGAGTTCAATGATTATGGGAAAGAGCATATGGGTGCGAAGGGATACATACCACATTATCCTGGGTTTTTAAACACAAGCGTTCACCCGGATGGTTTGTGTGTTCCCTGCTGCTTTAAAAAACAGCAAAAGTTTACTGACTTGAAAGCATGTGAGGACAAGTTGAGACTAGCAAAAGGGCAGCAAACCCTGGCCTCGGTTGCAGTGCCTTCGGTTGCAGTGCCTTCGGTTGCAGTGCCTTCGGTTGCAGTGCCTTCGGTTGCAACAGCCGTGCCTTTGGTGCCTTTGAAAGTCGCAGATGACTATATTGTTGGACCGGACAAGTTTCCAATTCCCATGGGACGACGCGGGTATTTGCCGCAATCTGTGCAACGGTTTTTAAACTATGATAACAGCACATGTCAAGTGAGTCAGACTAATAAATCTCTCAAAAAAAACGTGGCATGTTTGTTAAGATACGGTGTGCAAGAATCCGAACAAGACGCAATGGGACGTCCTTCCAGACTGAGCGAACGCCAATCATTTATTGCATGCATGGCTGCAATGAGGCAGGATGACCGTCTCAAGAGCATAACTGAGATGAAACAAATAATATTGGATGGAATCACGCTGGATTCATTTCTGACGTATCAAAACGGCACTCTGACTGACGCATTTAAACCAGCGCCTGGCAAAGAGAAAGATGTGCATGCAGCAGCAGGCTATCGTTCCACGCAGTACGTCAAAAAAATGATGGAGAGCGCAAAAGGCAAAAGTGATAAAACCAAAGAACGCATCCAGATTGCAATGAACAACACAATAAATGCATACGAGAATTTCAGAGACTTCATTAAAAGCGACGATTCTGTGATAGACCACACATATATGTGGGACATTTTCACGACGTTCAACCCCAAAATATTCAACACACAGCAACAAATATTGGAAAAAGTACATGAAAAAGGAGTCAGTCAAGAACAAGTGTTGCGCAACATTGGATTCAACTTGGTGGTTCTAGAAATTCCCAAAGACGACAACAGCGACGCACTCAACATTGTGTGTCCCTCAAATCATTACTCCAACAACATGTTCAACGCAAACAAGCCAACTGTCATATTGGTCAAACAATACAACTACTATGAACCGATATACCAGTTTACCGACAACGACAATGCCAAAAAGTCGGATATCAAAAAGTCGTTTAGTTTGAAAGCAAGCAACTTGATACAAAACGTCAAAGTCATGCTGGAGTTAATCAAAACGCAAATCATGCCAAACTGTGTTCCACAAAAAGTGGTGAAAACTTACAACTTTAAATACAACATTTCGGCTGATGAGATTGTTTCCATTTTGAAGAGAGAGAAATTTAATATAAATCGAATGATTTTGAATTATGATTCCAAAGTGATTGGTGTGGATGTTTCAAAACGAGACGCAAGTGGGGAGCATGCCGGAATTATCATGACGGCTGCTTCACCGTTAGACCCTATGATGGTGGATATGGATATGGATTTTGTGATGATGGATGATCCGAGCATTTGGAATTCTTATATAGACACTCTGAAATTCCTTGCATATGTGAAAAAAGAAACAAAGTCGTTGATTCCGTGTCAGCCGTTGTATAAAGTTGTGGATGATGGCGTCCTCATTGGAGTTCTGACTGAAACCAACCAGTTTGTAGAAATCAGTCCGCATCTTTCGAAACAAGACATTCCGCCTCATCCGGCAGGCGTGAAAGAGTTGGACGTGTTTGAATACAACATGACGAATCCGCACCACGCGGATGCCGAAGTGCAGACCATGGACAAAGCAGATGCGGCGCGCGTTAGATATGTGCAGCGAATTCAGCTGGAAACCGAGATGTATGAATTGTTTCGGAATTCCATGCGGATCATGATTGGAAAAATAAAGAACATGGAACGCAAGAAACGTCTGGAAGACATTGTGTTCAATGATTCAACGCACACGCATGATGAGAAAATCCGCGAAATCATGCGAATATTTCGAGAGATGGGCGATGCAGTTATAGTGTTTACAAAAATGTCTGATTCCGTTCTTGACAAGTTTATTTCAGAATACGAGTTCAAATCCAAGTCCGCGGAATTCATGCAGTGCATTTCAGCCGAAAATCGGATCGAGTATGGGGCAAACACCTGCATGCGGGTCATTTCTGCAGAGTCTCCGGAATGTCAAATCATTTTTCCCGAGAGAAATTTGATAAATTCTCAAATGAACAATCGCACATTTTATTATGGAAAACTGGCAGATGAATTGTTGCGATACACGCGAATTCGGCGATTCATTCTCTCGTCATCGTCTGCATTGACGACGCTGATGCCAGTGAGATATGAATTGAATGAAGATGAGCTCATCTTGCTGCATTCGCAACTGAGACATTATTTTGACCACCTGGAACCTGCTGCAGCGGGAATCGTGAACCGGTTTGCGAGGTACAACACGTTTGATACTGCGAACCCAGACCTGAATCCGGGAGAAATTCCATCAAGCAACTATGTTATGGAAAGTCGTGCTTCTCTTTCACCTGCGCCGGGTCGTGATGCAGAAGTGGTTGCAATTTCTGGTGGCGTGTGTGTGCCAGTGTCCATAAAACCACTAACAGGAGCAGTGGCGCATTATTTCCCTAAAACAATGAAACTACTTGCATTTGAAGACGCAATTGGAAAGTGCACTTTTGGGGCGTTCATTTCCATCATGAAAGAAGAACGCGCAGAGTATGCAGACATGGACGTGGATGAATTGAAACCGGTACTAGTTTCCAAATATGCAGAGTTGATGAATGCTCACAAAATCCAAATGATGAATTATTATAAACATTTAACCGCAAATCGCAGCACCCTTGTTGCCAACTCGCAGGATTTCATCATGAATTCGTTTCATTATATGAATCATTTAGACTTGTGGATTTTGGCGCAGCATTTCCGTGTGCCGATTGCTTTGATTGCGTCGCAAGTCAAACACCCATTGGTTGAAAACAATCGGGCGGTGCTTGTTCTTTACGGAACCAGCGAGACCGATGCATTTTATTATGTGTCATCTAGTGGACGGACTCGTGATATTCCAATTTCTTATGGAATTGTACGAAGTGATAAAAACGATATGAAATTCTCTCTGAGTCAATGCACAGATGATGCGTTTGTTGAACAAATTCGGAGCCAACTTGCGGCGGGTGTTGTGCCGGTTGCTGATTTCATTGCGGGATATGTTCCTGCTGTGAAAAAACGTGTTGGGTTAAAAGCGGTTGCAGAGGGAGAAGACGAGGAATAAAGAGAAAAAGTTTATGTGTTGGATTGACCCAACAACACATAAAACATACATGTGTTAATGTCTTCGCCGTTTGGTTCCACCCATCACATTGCAATAACTGCGACGTGTTTTGGCCCTGGGTGATGGTGTTTTGGCCCTGGGTGATGGTGTTTTGGCCCTGGGTGATGGTGTTTTGACTTTGTGTTTCCTGGTTTTAAAAACGCTTCCACGTGAACCCATTTCACTATAAAAACGTTTTTGTTGAAAAATGAAGTTATTCACTTTGTGTTCTAGTCGCAAAGCCATTGTTCTTTCTTCCTTGGTTTCTAAAGACCGCAGATTTGCATCTGAAAGTTCATAGAGAGAGTGATACACATTTCCATAGTTGGATGCCAAACGCATTAACTCGGCTTCATCGCAATCATTTCCAATAACGCATGAAATAATGAGCGTATCAATTTGTCGAGTTAGTTCTTTTTTTTGTTTATCCATTTTTATATGCGGTATATCATAATGCAAATATTATAATTTGTCATTTATCTGTTGCATAAATGGAGGCGTTTATGTGTTTTTCTTCTAGATTTTTTGGTTTTAGTCTTAGCCTTATATGTTTTGGACCAGCCCCCCACGCTTCCGTCGCTTTTATAACCTCGCGGACTGGTTATTGGGAACTCCGCACCTTTGTCCGGCACCCGACACGCATACACAGCCACAAAATCATTTTCAGAATTCATTCCATTTGATATTCCAATTTGCAGAAGATCTGACAGTTTAACTAGATCACCATACTTTTCTTTAAATTCTGGAGAGTATTCAAATTTGGATTCCTTAAGCTGGACCGCGGCGGTCGCATCAATGGTTTCAATCTGTTCCTTTTTCATATCACGATAAAAAGGATTGGCGCCGGACTCTTCCAGTGCCTTCAGTTCCACCACAGCAGTAGCTCTTGCTTCCAAACCTTCCCTTTTGAGTTCATCACTTGGTTTTGCATGGGTTGAAGACAACCTCACCACTGGTTTTTTGACAAGTCCAAACATCTTATGAACATCCTGGACACGACCTGTTTCCATGTCAACCATTGACACGCTTTCAATAATTGGCACTTCAAAACTTGAACCAAACAAAAATAGTTCAGTCATTTGACTACCTTTTTTGTGGCAACGAATTTTGTTTTCAGTTTTGGTTAGTGCCTTTGCATGACGAGGTTTACTTCTTATGTCGACCATTGTATCTTTAATAAGTTTCCTGACTTCGTCCTTTGTTGCATCGTGCGATATTGGATGCTCACTCAAAATATGAACCAAATCCACGTATGGTGGATCACACTTTAAATCGGCACAGAAAGGATGTCCACACTTGGTGGTCGTGAACACATCAACCGGTGTTATGAACGAAACCGGCTTTTTAATTTTCATTTTTTCACCTAGAGCAAATGGAGCCTTGGCCACAGCTGCAGCTGAAGCTGAAGCTGCAGAAGGAGAAGGAGAAGGAGAAGTGAGCTTGAGAGCTGCAGAAGGAGTTTTTGCTTCAAAAAGAGCTGCAGAAGAAGCTTTTGCATCAAAAAGAGCTGCAGGCTTAAAAATGTCAAAAAGAAGTGCAGAAGGAGGCTTAGCTGCAGAAGGAGGCTTAAGAGTTGCAGAAGGAGCTTTTGCTTTGAGAGTTGCAGGAGGAGTTTTTGCTTTAAGAGTTGCAGAAGGAGTTTTTGCTTTAAGAGTTGCAGGAGGCTTAATAGAAGCATCCACACCTGTTTTTTTGCCCACTGGTTTTTTAGTTATGGTTTTTTTGACCACGAGGTTTTTGTGGAAACTCGGGAACTCTGGCAGCTTAAACTCTTCGTCAACAACTGGCATACTTCCATGAGACGATATAATAAAAATACGCGGCATGCGATATTTTTTATGTGTATTTAAATTACTCACATAAAAAATAAAACAAATTTGCTCACAAATCATTTACAAACAAACCCTTAAAACCCTACATTATAATTGTCCGCGCCATGACCCAAATCCACCTTCTGGATGCTGCCCACATTTGACTCAATTGTCAGCTTCTCAAACGCACACGCGCCGGTATCCATGGCCGCAGCGCCCATTGCTTCTGCAATCTCCGCCTGTTCATCTTGTGCCTGGAACGCGATGTCCTCCATCTTGGCAATCATTTGCTGCAAGTCCAGCATGACTTGGAAGCTGCTGGTGCCGTAATACCCCTCCTGACCGCACATGACATTCGCTGAAATGCCGCGCATCTGGTCTAGCTCCGCATGGCGTGCGGCCTTCAAGAACATCTCCGGCGTCTCCTCAAACGACGCCTTGGCAATCGGGCCAATGTTGTCGTTGTTGATGCCGTGTCGGAAAATGGAGACCATATTGGAACTCGCCGTCATGCGGTCGCACAACAAGCTCAAGTGGTGATAGTTGATGTAAGTGCCATCATTCTCAAACACACCGGTCATCTCCGAAAGAAGCGCCTCGCGTGCAGCCTCAATTCCCAGCACGTTGTGAATCTCCTGGATGTCATCGCTGATCGTGCGATTGACGTCAATGTAGTCGAGCGCCAGGACGTCCATCAAGTTGGTCCCCTTCGTGTCCAAGACCCACGTCTCCTTCTTTACATAAGCGCCGTCCTCCTTGTGCAGTGTGTCCATGAGCTTGCGCAACGTGACCTTGCTGATGTTTTTCAAACCGCGCAGCACAATGTTGTTGAGCAGCTGGTCCTGGAATGCCTTCAGCAAGTAAATCTTGTCGGACTGGTCGAGTGGGTTCTCTTTCGGCTTGAGCGGCTTCTTGCCATTGATGTTGTTCATGCGCAGGCGGAACACCAGCTTGTCTGCATTGTAGTCGGCATAAATGCAGCTGACGTCGTCGCCATGACTGTTCTTGATTGCAAAGTGCACGTCGTCCATGGTGATGCGCTTGTCCAACATGGCCTCGCGACTCATGACCATGCGGATAATCCACTTGGAGCGCGCCGAATCATCCGTTTCCGCTTGTTCTTCTGGAATGCCGGCGCACTCATTGAGCATGCGCTGATACTCGTAATACTGCAACATCGTGCTGCGATCCTCCTGAATGAGCGTGTTCAAGTCGTCCGGGTCAAAGCAGATGGACACACTTTCCACCAGTTCGCTCAGCTGCGTCAATTCGATTTGCGCAATGAGCTCTTTGGCGCGCTCGCAATCAGTCTCCTCATCCTTCTTCAGACAAATTGTCAACGACGAGTTCTTCGGATTTTCGGTGATGGACAAGAGTTCCTCAATGCGGGGCACACCGCGCGTGACATTCGCCTTCATGGCAACACCGCTGCCTGCTGTATGAAATGTATTGAGGGTCAACTGTGTTGTCGGCTCACCAATGCTCTGAGCACTTATCATGCCAACCATTTCACCCGGTGCAATGAGCGAGTTCTTGTATTTGAGCACAATCATTTCCAGCAGCACGGTTAGTGCCTTCTTGTTGAAGCGTTTAACCATGAGCAGGTCCTTGGGCGACAAGTAGTAGAAGAACATGACCTTGAAGAGCTGAGTGGGCGCACAGTAGTGCATGTTTTCCAGGCGCTTGTATGTTGATTCAATCATGGCAAATGCTTCGAGTGGTGTTATGTCCACGATGGAGTTGTTGTTGATTTGCTGCAGGCCCTTGACATTATTGATGGTGTGAGCAAATGCCACTGGCAGGAAAACTCGGTCATTGTTCTTGTTGCGAAACACCGTTCGGATGATTTCTTCGCGTTGTTCAATCATGAACTCAATCCACTGCTTGCATTTGGCGTCGTTTTCGGCTTTCTGTTTCTTCATGCGTGAAATGACGCCCTTGGTGAATGCAGCCGTGAACACCACATCCTTGGGGTCGCTGCTGGGCATGTGGTAATGCGCATAAATTTCATCGAGACCCATGTTGACCAGAGGCACGACCTGGCTCTCGACTTTCACAGGGTCAATTCCGTCCTCGCCGTAGCTGAACTGAATGATGCGACTCTTGTTGTTGCGCACCGTCATGTCATATTCAATCTTCAAATCTTCCATGCCCTTGATAAGACGTCGCTGGATGTAACCAGTCGAAGATGTGTCGCGAACTTGGAGTCCATTCGCCAGGCCAAAGTTGAGTGTGGTTGGAATAGTTAAATCATACATCTTGGGGTGAAGTGCAGGGTCAACTGATTCAATACTGACAATTGCGTCCAGAATGACATCATTATGCTGTTGCACTTTGTTCAATACAGAACTCCAACGAATTGATTTGAGACGGTCGTTTTTTTGGTCATGCAACAAGTCAATCTGGTCGGCAAACAGCTGGCCATTGATTGAACGGATAGAGAGCCGGTAAGAGGGCTTGATGTTCTTTGTTCCAAAGTTATTGCGTTTTAGTTGGCTTTTGAAGACACGGGCATGAACGCCAAGACGGGAACACAAGAACGCAATGTCTTCTGTCAGTCGCTGACTGCATGATGAACTTTCAATTGAGTTTCTTGAAATGTGTCCGTCTCCTGAAATGTATCCACTGATAATTCCTTTCACAAATTCAAGGTTTGAAATATATGCTTCATTTGGAACATGTTTGGAATCAGCGCCATGTCCAACCAGTTGCGTTATGAATTTTGCCAATATGGACGAGGTTCCAACCACTATGGAAGTAGTTCCATTTGCACGATTTGTTCGTATGCATTCCTTGCAAGCGATGTTGTATTTAGCAAACCATGTTTTCACGAATTCACGAATTTTGGAATCATTATTGGTGATGTAAATGTTTGCTCCGTTGATGTTTCCTTCAGCAATGAACAAGCCAATGAATATGCCATTTTCATAAGTAAGTTCAAATGTTTCCGGGATGACTCCCCATTGACGAGAACCGCTTGATGGATATACTCCAGTGGGCAATTCATCAATTTTTGAACGAACCATTGCCCGATTCAATCTTGCTTTGCTGCAAAATGGTAAGGTGAATGTATGTTTGTTGTTCTCATTCCACCAATTTGGTGGGATTTTCTTTCTATCGAACATGTTTTCATTCATCAGTTTAATTGCTTTTTTCACTTCGCTTCCGTAAATGTAATGACTCTTTGGAAAGTATTTTGTCATTTGAATTTCGTCAATTCCAACGCCACTCTTCAAATCACGCACGTTCTTCGCAACTGGCACGAAATCTCCAACCTTGATTTCATCTGTGTATTTCTCACGAAACTGGCCCAGCTCCGAATTCCAAACCAGGAGTGATTTGTTTGCAGTGACGGTGACATATCGTCCGGCATGAGTTGTGATTTTGTATAATTTTTCTCCAGGGTCATGTCGAGTGATTGCACTGACTGTTTCCCAGGACACATGACCATCATAGTCCATTGTCACGATTTTGACAGGATGATCAAGCTCCAGATATTCCATGTTTTGCTCCGTCATACGCTGCACTGATGTTGATGACCCAATGTGAGAATCAATCCATTCGCCAATTTTCACGTATTTAGGCTGATCATTTTCAACGACAACCACAGGTGTTTCCCACGTGACTGATTTCACAGCGGTGTCAATAAGACCTACACGACCACCCATAGCATGGAAGAAGAGCTCCTCTGGTGTGAGACCGGAAATGAAGGAGTTCTCGACGAAACCGCGTGCGCCTGGCGAATCATCGTATTTCGTGAAGTGCGGTAGAGTGCGGTTCTCAAAGCCGTAGGGGATGCGCTTGCCGTCAATGAGCTGCTGTCCAAGGCACGCAATCATCTGTGAAATGTTGAGATCGCTGCCCTTGGAACCGGCCTTGACCATGGTCACAAATCGGTTGTCTTTGCTCAAACTTTTCAACCCAATTTTACCCGAATCATTCGTGGCCTTGTTCAAAATGTTGGTGACCTGGAACTCGAACTCGTCTTCATTGGTGTTGCCAGTTGCATTCTCAAAAATGCCGAGATACGTTTGGTCAATCAAGTTTTTCACTTCCTTCTTTTTCGCGGTAATGGACTGCGTGATTTGTTCGTTGGTCGCGCGGTCGGCAATGAGGTCGCTAATGCCGACACTATATGCGCTGCTCTTCATGTATTCCGTGACGATGTTCTGCAGGTTGTCGATAAAGTCAGCAGCCGCCATGTTGCCGAAGTCGTTGCAGGTGCGCGTGATGAGGCCGTTGCTGCCTCCGCCAAGCACATCCTTGTCGAGTTGCCCGCGCAAATACTTGCCATCGACAATCTCAAACACGCCGGGAGATGTGGCAAAGTCGTCATTTTCGCCAAAACCCTTTGTTTTGTACTTCATGGTTATTGAAGGCATAATCTGCGACAGGACTTGGAAATTGGTGATGCGTTCAGCGCGGGTTGCAAACAGGCCTTCATTGATTCCATTATAAGCCATCAATAAGTTCATGGCATCGCGTGGTGTAAATGACACGTTTTGACGAGTGAGACGATATGAACCGAGCAGCGAGTCCTGAAAGATGCCGATGATGGACTGGTTTTTTGCAGGACTGATGATTTGATATGGAACGGCCGCCAAATTCTTGAGTTCCGCTTCGGCCTCCTCGTCCTGTGGCATGTGCATGTTCATTTCATCACCATCAAAATCGGCATTGTATGGTTTGGTGTCGCCAACATTCATGCGAAACGTGTCGCCTTGGCGCATGATGCGGGCGATGTGGCACATCATGCTCATGCGGTGCAGAGTGGGTTGACGGTTGAAAAGAACGCCGTCGCCATCCATCATGTGTCGGTGCACAATGTCTCCATTATAGAGGACAATGTTGTCGCGGTCTGCGTATCGCAGTGAAATGTTTTCGCCGCCTTTGCGCTCGAGAATCTTGGCGCCGGGGTACTCATCAGGACCATTTCGGACCAGTTTGGTTAGAAAGCGGCGATTCATGTCATTCACCACAACGGGCTTGGTGATGTTTTTGGCAATCTTGAGAGGCACGCCGAGCTCTCGAATCGACAGATTGGGATCAGGAGTAATGACCGAACGCGCCGAAAAGTCAACACGCTTGCCCATGAGGTTGCCGCGAACACGACCGCCTTTGCCATTCAATCGCTCCTTGATGGACTTGAGCGGGCGTCCGGATCGTTGCGCAACTGGTGCAGCGCCTGGAATGTTGTTGTCGACAAGCGTGGCACAATAATACTGCAGAACCGTGTGCCAATCGGCAATGATGTTGGCTTGTGCACCGTCTCGAATTTTCTCCTGGAGCGTCTTGTTTGCCTTGACAATGTTGACAATAATGTGCGTGAGGTCGTCTTCACTGCGTTGCTGGCCGTCCATCTTGATGGAGGGGCGCACTGCAGGGGGAGGAACTGCCAACACCTGGCAAATCATCCAGTCGGGGCGTGAAAAGGTGGGACTGAAACCCATGAACGAAACATCGTCGTCGCTGATTCTGCGAAAGATTTTGAGCACAATTTCAGGTGTTAGTTGCATGTTCATTTTTTTGGCATCTTCTTCAGACATGCCTTTGATGCCGTCGCTCTCCCATTCAGCAATGAGAGTGGCCAAATTTTCTTTTCTGATTTTTTTTGGCATGAGACATCCGCATCCATTTTCATTGTCATCGCCGCAGCGTTTCACTTTGCTGGCCACGCCAAATACGTAGGACCAACGTTCATCGGGCAGCATTTTCAGTGCTTGTTTGTGAGTGTCCTTGTTGATAAGGAGTTTGCTGCACTTGATGCAAACACATCTCAGGATTTTGTGGATTGTGGATATGTGTTGATAGTAAAACACGGGTGCAGCCAACTCAATGCGTCCAAAGTAGCCTGGTGTATTCATGTAGTCCAACCCATCCGTGGGACAAAGCGTGCCTGGTTCAGAAACACCCATGTAGGGACAAAACAGACCACCGATGACCGGTTTATTTCCAACATAAGTGTCTCGGCTTGTGATTTCAGTGACTGCTCCTTTTCTTATTTCTTCCGGAGATAGCATGCTAAATTGAATGCCAACAATTTTTGATACACGAGGTTTTATTCCATTTGATGTTGTTGATGTCATTCGTGTATGTCGATAATGATAGAATCCTCCTTATACTTACTAAATAATATTTAGATTGTTTTTGAAATCAATTTTTATTGAAATTGCATTCCAGGACGACGAATTAACAAAAAAATTGAACACGAAAAATAAAATATAAACACATTGCATTGAATCAAATCAAGCTACATCGATGCCCATCAATATTTCAACTATCCCGAAGAAGAGAGCCACCAAATCAAAAAAACAGGAGGAAGCTTCTCGTGTTTACAAAAAGAACAGTTCTGACCCTGATCCCAATGTGCCCCAGCCGCCATCTCCAGACAGCGATGCAACCGACAATGAAGTTGAAGTTGAATCAACCGCGAATGTTGTGCCTGCAACAGCAACATCAACCGCGGGAAGTGAAGAAGTTTCCACGCCAACTGCAACCACGAAAAAATCAAAAAAAGAAGCGAACAAGTCATCCGAACCCTCGTCGGCTGTGCCTACAAATGAAAGTGAAGAAGTTTCGGCTGCACCCACGAACACAAAATCCAAAAAAATGAAAAAAAGTTCGTCATATGACCGTCTGGAAGTGAACAAGCTCTTGTCCGACTTGTTTCCGTCGACCTACATGAGTGAAAAGGTCAAAGCTCTGGAGTCGAATTCAAATGCGAATTCAAAGTCAAAGAAGACCCCAAGTGAAAAACCAAAGACGAGGTCGTCCGTTGAATCCGACCCGATTGCTCAAGCAATAATTGAGAATGCGTTTT